TCCTGATCCACGAATTAAACAGTTAGCGCGTCGCAGTACGGTGACACCGGGAGGTGCCGCCTGTAAGTATAACGACATCATTCCGGCGGACCATTGTCTGCATGATGTGCAGGACATGAGCCGCCTTAACCATCCGAAAGCGGACCTGTCAAAGGGGCAGTACGGAACCGTGGGGCAAGGGCTGCATATCGCCAAAAAATTGCTGCCGTTTATACCGGCGAATGCGGGCATTCTGCTGGTTCCGTGCTGTCGTGGTGGTTCAGCGTTCACCACCGGAGCCGATGGCACATACAGTGACGCGAGTGGTGCCTCGGAGAATTCAACCCGCTGGGGTGTGGACAAGCCGCTGTATAAGGACCTTATCGGTCGAACAAAAGCAGCACTGAAGAAGAATCCGAAAAATGTGCTGTTTGCCGTGGTGTGGATGCAGGGGGAATTTGATTTTGGCGGTACGCCGGTAAATCACGCAGCACAGTTTGGTGCGCTGGTTGATAAATTCCGTGCAGACCTGGCGGATATGGCAGGTCAGTGCGTCGGTGGCTCTGCTGGCGGTGTTCCCTGGATATGCGGGGACACGACGTATTTCTGGAAGCAGAAGAACGAATCCACGTACCAGACGGTGTACGGCAGCTACAAAAACAAAACGGAAAAGAATATCCATTTCGTACCGTTCATGACGGATGAGAACGGGGTGAATGTGCCGACGAACAAACCGGAAGAAGACCCGGACATTCCGGGTATCGGATATTACGGTTCGAAATGGCGTGACAGCTCAGCCACCTGGACGTCACAGGACAGGGCGAGCCATTTCAGTTCATGGGCTCGCCGCGGGATTATTTCCGACCGTCTGGCAACGGCGATTTTGCGCCATGCGGGAAGAGTGGCGCTAAACGCGGGGGCATCATCGACAGTATCAGAGGTGCGCCCGTCATCGCCTTCCGGTGCAGAAGCCACAGGCGTCACAACACTGCTCTCTTACCTTGCCAGCGAGTCAGAGGGAAGCCTGAAAGTACAGGGATGGTCAGCCAGTGGCGGCAGGGCAGAAGTGGTCAGCGATGCGGAGGGAACCGGAGGTAAGGCAGTGAAGCTGACCAAGGAAGCCGGTAAAAGCAGCTGGGTGCTGGAGTACGCCGCGGGCAACGGTGCGGCTCTGTTACAGAAAGGGGGGCAGATTCGCTGCCGCTTTAAGGTTTCGGGAGCGCTGGCTGCGAACCAGTATGTTATGGCGTTTTACTGGCCGGTATCTTCACTGCCACAGGGCGTTGCCCTGACCGGAGACGGGGGGAATAACCTGCTGGCAGCGTTCTACATCCAGACAGATGCAAAAGACCTGAATGTGATGTACCACAATGCGAAAGTAGCGACAAACAACCTGAAACTGGGAACCTTTGGCGCATTTGATAACGAATGGCATATGCTGGCTTTCCGCTTTGCCGGGAATAACAGCCTTCAGGTGACGCCGGTTATTGATGGTCAGGATGGCACACCGTTCACGCTGACGCAGTCACCGGTCAGTGCATTTGCGGCGGATAAACTGCATGTGACAGACATTACCAGGAATGCGACTTACCCGGTGCTGATTGACAGCATTGCGGTGGAAGTGAACAACGCGGATGCCGCGGCATGATAAAAAAAGCCGCCAGTTGCCTGAGACCTCTGGCGGTGTGAGATTCATGGAGAATCAAGGAAAGATACTACCACTTTCGTCATCGGCATTTTTAAATGAAAACTGTTTACTTAGTCAACCATAACGGTAAGAAATTATGACATTTCTGAACCAGTTAATGCTGTACTTCTGTACGGTGGTCTGTGTGCTGTATCTCCTTTCGGGTGGGTACAGGGCCATGCGTGACTTCTGGCGCAGACAGATTGACAAAAGGGCCGCTGAGAAAATCAGCGCCAGTCAGTCAGCCGGAAGCAAACCCGAAGAGCCGCTCATTTAGCGGCAACTTTCTTAATCACATCTTTCGACGAGAAAATCCCATGTCAGAAATTACATCCCTGGTCACTGCTGAAGCAGTGAAGGAAGTCCTGCGCTCTGAAGAAGTCCGGAGCGCACTGAAACAGAAACTTCGCCATAACCTGGAAGCGCGTCTTGATGCAGAAGTGGATGCCATTCTGGATGAACTGCTGGGCGCACCGGCAGCTCCGGAGCCGGAAGGCATCGCGGGTGAGGGGAGTGCTTCAGATAGCGGTGACCCCACACCGGACAGCGACATGATGATGTAAGCATGCGTCAGGGACCATCGGTGTGTGCCGGTGGTCTTTTTTATTGTTGTGAGCTTCCGGATTGCGGGAGGCGGGGTATGAACCAGATGGAAAAAATCACAACAGGTGTGTCATACACCACGTCAGCGGTGGGAACGGGCTACTGGTTCCTGCAGTTGCTGGACAGGGTTTCCCCGTCTCAGTGGGCGGCAATAGGCGTGCTGGGGAGTCTGCTGTTTGGTCTGCTGACGTACCTGACGAACCTGTATTTCAAAATCAGAGAGGACAGGCGTAAGGCGGCACGGGGAGAGTAAGCTGATGAGCAGGAAACTCCGCTATGGTTTATCGGCTGCCGTTCTGGCGCTGATTGCCGCAGGTGCTTCTGCGCCTGAAATCCTCGACCAGTTTCTGGATGAAAAGGAAGGCAACCACACCACGGCATACCGTGATGGTGTGGGTATCTGGACCATCTGCCGTGGTGCCACCCAGGTGGATGGTAAGCTTGTCGTCCCCGGCATGAAGTTGTCGAAGGAAAAATGCGACCAGGTTAACGCCATTGAACGTGATAAGGCGCTGGCATGGGTGGCGAAAAACATCAGAGTGCCACTGACCGAACCTCAGAAAGCGGGGATCGCGTCATTCTGTCCTTACAACATTGGCCCCGGTAAGTGTTTCCCGTCGACGTTTTATAAACGAATTAATGCAGGCGATCGCAGGGGAGCGTGTGAAGCGATTCGCTGGTGGATTAAGGACGGTGGCAGAGACTGCCGTATCCGCTCAAATAATTGCTACGGTCAGGTATCCCGTCGCGACCAGGAGAGTGCGCTGGCATGCTGGGGTATCGACAGGTAGCAGAATATTTTGCTGAAAAATGACGTTTGCTCACGCGGACGGATAACACGAAATCCTGCGAACTGGCAAAATGCAAGTGAATAAAGTCAGGAAGATTGTTTCACGCTGAGGCACCGTAATGGTGTCTTTGTCATTTCTGCGCTTCGCACAAGCGTAAATAAACCAAAGAACCTTTCAGGATGAGCCCTGGTGGATAACCGGCAGTGGTCTGGTTAACCCTCTTTGGGCTGGTTATTCCTGTGCGCAGGGTTCATCACTAAAAGGAAATAACCGATGAATATGATGACCGTGCCGTTTCACGGCGATTCTCTTTATGTGGTTAACCATAACGGTGAGCCATACGTTCCCATGAAACCTGTCGTTGCGGGGATGGGGCTGGCCTGGCAATCACAGTTGGCTAAGTTAAGACAGCGTTTTGCGTCAACTATAACGGAAATCGTTATGGTTGCTGAGGATGGGAAACGACGCAATATGGTGTCCCTGCCACTTCGAAAACTTGCAGGCTGGTTACAAACCATCAATCCCAACAAAGTAAAACCCGAAATCCGCGACAAGGTAATCCAGTATCAGGAAGAGTGCGACGATGTTCTCTATGAATACTGGACGAAGGGGGGTGTCGTTAATCCCCGTCGAATGAGTGTGATGGAAGAACTCAATCAGGCCTGCGCTGACATGAAACGGGATAAAAACATTGCCAGTGTGTTTGCTACCGGGCTGAATGAGTGGAAACAGGTTAAAGCCGCGCATGTATCAAAAATCCGCACATTGATAAACGAAGCGAATCTGCTGATTGATTTTGTCCTGGCTGATACAGGCAAAGGGAAAATAACAAAGGCGGATTGATGGAGTGGTGGCTAATGATATCGGATAAACTCATAACGCTGGCGAAGGGCCTTTGTGTAATCGTCGGTATTTCATTTTCACTAATGCTGGTTGTTCTTTTTCTTTCCATAAACTGGATGGCGTTGACTTCGGCAGGGCTGGTGGGGTGAGCATAAACCGAATGCTTTCCGCGTTTACCGTTATTCTGCTGGTGGTCTGTGGTGCGCTTAGTCTGGGGCTGAATCATTACCGTGATAACGCCATCGCTTACAAAGAGCAGCGCGATAAAGCCACATCCATCATCGCAGATATGCAGAAGCGGCAACGTGATGTAGCAGAACTTGACGCCAGATACACAAAGGAGCTTGCTGATGCTAATGCGACTATCGAAAGTCTCCGTGCTGATGTTTCTGCTGGGCGTAAGCGCCTGCAAGTCGCCGCCACCTGTGCAAAGTCAACGACCGGAGCCAGCAGCATGGGCGATGGAGAAAGCCCAGGACTTACAGCAGATGCTGAACTCAATTATTACCGTCTCAGAAGTGGAATCGACAAGATAACTGCGCAGGTTAACTACCTGCAGGAATACATCAGGACGCAATGCCTGAAATAATTTTTTTGCAAATCACAAAGTCAATTTAATGAGCCTCGCGATACGGGGCTTTTTTATGTCCGCAGTAAACGCGCTTCACACGCGCGACTTATGAACACAGAACCTTTCAGGATGACCCTTGAGGATGCCGGTTTGGTGATCGGTGCCTTTCTGTGGGCCGGAATCCTGTGTGACAAGGTTCATCACTAAAAGGTGTGCACTGATGAATTATCCAACTATCGTTAACGGCATCGATTTTCGAGATCTTGTTTTTGTGACAGGCAACGAGCCGGTGACGGATACCCGAAAGGTTGCCGTAGCATTTGGCAAAGAACACAAAGATGTATTGCGGAAAACAAGAGCCGTTGTTCAACAATGCTCAAAAGAATTTGCAGAGCGCAATTTTGCGCTTTGCTATGAAAACAATGAGTTACAGAACGGTAAACCCCAGCCCATATATCGAATGACAAAAGACGGTTGGACGATGTTGGTATTTGGTTTTACGGGGAAGGCTGCTATGACCTTTAAGGAAGCGTACATTCAGGCTTTCAACTGGATGGCTGAGCTTATTCAGCAAGGTCTGGCGAATCTGGAGGCGGAGCGCAACGCTGTAATGCTGGAGTACATGAAAGAGAAAGATGTCGCCAGTATGTCAGGTCGTTTGCTCAATCGCTGGGGCAGGGTGAAGAAGCCTCAGTTGCTGGCAAGGCTGGACAGGCTGGAGCAGCAGGGGCAGATTGCGTTACCCGGATTTGATAAAGGCATTTCAGCCTGACATAGCCATGCGCCGTATCGTCGCCGTATTCCCGCATTAACAGAGACTGCAGCCACCTTATCTGCGTGAGTGTGCGGGGATAATCAAAAACGATGCACACCGGGTTTTCTCATTTTTCACGAGATGGGAGCGATTTCCCGCGAAGCCGCCTGTCCGGTGCGGTGGTGGAAGAAACCGGATAAAACAACCGCATTGTGCAAATATCGATCAAATATGGTGCTGCTGTGTGAAATCTGAAAAATCACAGCGGTCATTATGCATCAGTTTTTAACACAGGACGTCAGAAAGTGACATGGCAAAGCTGGACTGGAAAAAGCTGGAGCAGGCATTCCGACGCGAACATGCCGAAACGGGAATAACATTACTGGACTGGTGCCGGAAGAAAAAGATTAATTACAACACCGCCAGAACCCGTATAAAAATGGGCAAAATCGATCATGAAATTGATCATAAAACCGATCATGAAATCGATCATGACATCTCAGATGAAGAACCCTGCAATGACGCGGGTTCCGGCGATGAAAAATGCGCAAAAAACTCTGAAAAAAACTGCGCAAATTCGGCAGAAACGAAACGGATTCGTGGTTCCCGACTTTTACCACCTTCAAACGCTTTTTCTCAGCGAAACACCCACGCCGTAAGACACCGTGGATATGCGAAGTATCTTGAGGCAGATAACCTCATGGATGATGCGTCCGACATGGTGCTGTTCGATGAACTGGTGTTCACCCGGGCCCGCGCACTTTCAGTAACTAAGGCACTTAAAGGGATGTTCGCCGACCTGGAAGAGGCAACTGACGTGGAAACCCGCGTTGCTCTTTACGACAAAATACTCAAAGCTGAACAGGCCCTTGACCGGAATATTGCCCGTATCGAGTCAATTGAACGCTCATTGCTGACGCTGGACGTCCTGGCTGAGACAGCACCAAAACTTCGTGCTGACCGGGAAAGAATCAACGCC